TGCTTTTTTCTCTCTCTCCCTCCTGAGTTGGGAGGGCTTAGTGTAAAATCTTCGCTCTTCCAACTCTATTAGAAGTCCAGATTCTCTCACTTTCTTTTTAAATTCTGATAACATCTTACCTATCTCTTTATTTTTCGTCTTCTTCACTAATATCATTTACTCTCCAATTGTTTTCATATTCTTTCGCAGCCCAATTCTCTGCTTTAATCTCCCACTTGTTATCTTCATAATAATCTCTATTACAATAGACAGCCATATTACCAGCTTGAGCATACTTCTTAATAAATTTTCTAATACCAATTCTGCGAGCATCAATAGCGTGTTTACCTTCATGCAACACAGTCATTACAAAATCTTTAGGGTCTACATTATCTTGACTTACATCTCTAAGTATAATCTTATCTTCTTCTGCTAAATACATACCCTTAACATCTAGTGTCTTAGACATTACTACAGTAGGATAAATATTATACTTACCTAAAATTGATTTAGCTATTATATTACGCAATTACAATCTCCGATTCTTGTACTAATAGTTTTTTATTTCTTTCATGTTCAGTAGCATCTATTATATCGTCAAACAATTTACAACTGTCTCCAGAGTAACCCATCTCTACCGAGCCTGGTGTTCCATATCTATTCTTAGATACTATAAGCATCATTTCATTTGGCATCCATATCCTACCATTAGAATCTTCTGCACCGAATCTAGATACATAAGGATAATGAGTAAACACTACCATCTCTGCATCTTGCTCTAGTGAACCAGACTCTGCTAGGTCAGATAACCTAGGAGTAGAATCAATTCTATGTTCTATATTTCTATTTAGCTGCGATACTAATATGATACACATATCATGACCTTTAGCTAACCATTTATATCTCATAGTTGTTTCTCTAATCTTATGCCTTAGGTCTCTATTATCGTTAGATGGAAACTCTATAAGTCCTATATGATCGTCAATAACAACATCTGGTTTTAATCTTTTTATCTCACTAAATGTTTCATGCATATCTCTAATAGAGTCATACATAAATAAATTATCTTTGTAGTTCTTTCTAATGTATTCCATAGCTCTTTCTACTTCTGGCTTGACAGTTTTAGTTCCGTGTCTAAGACCTCTATATGATATAGTATCTGATTCCATAGCTATAAACTTCTTCATCATCTCTACATTTGGCATCTCACGATTGAACATCATTACTTTCTTACCAGATAAGACTAGCTGCCTAGCCATATTAGCTACTACTGTAGTCTTTCCATTGGCTGGTCTACCAGCTACAATAGTTATCTCACCTCTAGTCATTCCGTGTACAACAGAATCTAGTTTACCTAGTCCTGTTTTTATAATTCCTTTACTGTTAAATATAGAATCACTCGTCTCATCAAGTAAATTATCTATATTAAAATCATTCTTAGATGGTCTAAGGTTTATTAAGTTACTAGAATCTGTATTCACTTGATTTATAAGCGAATCCATATCTATAGAATTATCTTCTGCATTCTTTATTATAGTATGAGAATGACTTACCATCTGTCTTCTTAACCAATGCTCATGCATTAGTCTAGCATAGTACTCTGCTCTAGATGTTGTAGCTTCCTTAGTACATATAGCAGTTATCTCGTAAGTAACTTGTCTGCTTTGATAATTTTTAGAAGGAAAGTTGTGAGCTATAGATATCATATCTATATCTTCTCCTTTAGCCTCTAGTTTCTTTACTGTCTTCCATATATCTCTGTTAAAGTCATTGTAAAAAACATCGTCAGTTTCTATCCACCTCTTGACAATATCAATATTACTTGGCTTATTTATAACTGAGAATAATACAGCTTCTTCTATTTCTACGTTATGCATATTTCCTCTAATCTATTTTTGGTGGTATCCTATCCATAGATAGATACTCATGTCTTTTCCTAGCAGACTTACTAGAATTATTATTAATAATAATAGCAGATAGATACTTCAATCCTTTACCCTCCTTAGGAGCATTAGATTTTAAATAGTTATTGATAGACATTATAACCATATCGTTATCACAATTATCTATCTCAGATAAGAATCCATATATATCAGAATCAGTTAGTTTTAAATCTCTAGATGAGTCAACTGTCTCTACACTTGTATCTATTAATAGCAAAGCTTCTTTACTATAAGACATTCTTTTCTTTTCTATCTGCTTAGTATAAGTCTGTTTCTTTACTGTGCTGCCACAGGTTGGGCATTTTGATTTTGGCATTCTAAGCAATCCTCTTTTTCCATAGGTACATTACAAAATACATCGTTAGCAAGGTACTCTACATATAATTCAGCTCTATCTCTATATTCATGGTATGCTCTTTTGCACTTACTGCATCGTCTAGGGATAGACATACTATTAGCATTAAAATTTGTATTACTAGTAATACCTTTGATTTTATTATCTTGAACTAATTTATCTAAGTCAAACCATTCATCATCAAAATAATACAAAAGAGTCTCTATAAAAGCATAGTGTTTTACCATAGCATCTCTACTATAATCAGCACCATTTGCTCTAGTCTCTAGCACTCTCTTTATGCTAGAAGAGATACTTATTTTGCCATCTCTAACCAGTCTTCGTACTTCTGGATCACGTAGATTTGCCCTCGGTCTTCCTTTACTATCTGAATATCTACTTCTTCTGTTGGCTTTAGCCATTTAGCTACTCTCTTTCTAACTTTGCATTGTGCTTTATATTTATCTATAAGCAAGTCTACTTCTGCTGTCTCACCAAGAGACCTACCATCAGAACCCCAGGCTCGCTTAGATTTAAATCCTTTTTCTTTTGCTATATCAACACATTCTCTTTCGAATCTGTTACCTTTTTGTTTACTTCTACTAGGCATAATATTATTGAGAACCACAATCACAAGGCTTGTGTATCTCTGTATTCCTTTCTATCCAGAATCTATAGTCTGGTTCAGAGTTACTATAATACCTATAGCAGTCTACGCACATCAATAGATGCTTAGGGTTTCTTCTACAGCACAAAAGAACTGGAGTCCATTTCTCACTCCGATTTGTCTCGCAAATAGAACAATTATTTGGCAGCCTCGTCTTCTTTAAGAACCGCATCTCTGTCGTTTTCATTCTCTATTTTCTCCGTTTTGGCTTCCATAAACTTAGCCAGTTTCTTGGTATCCTTCTTCATTTCTAAATAGTTCTCCAGAAGAATGCGAAGAGTATCTATTGTATAGCTATGTGAGGCTACCACTTTATATACTGTCTGCAAGTCTTCAGATAACTCTTTGACTGTGGGTTTTTTTCTTTTACTCTTCATTTTTTTATTAGAGATTCCATTTTTTAATTGCTTTTATCATTAATTGTCCGAAATCATACTTTTTAACCCATACTTTTTCACACATGTGAGTAACCCATTCTATTCTTTCTTTTTCTGTAAGACATCTATCTTTTGATATATTATAGAACTCAAATTTACCTTTTCCTTTATGAGCAGTTATATATTTATCGTCTATCTTCCACGATATCGAATCTGATGGATCTACCCAATTACTAGCTTCTTCATTAGACATAACTCTCATTGCATTATCAGTTAAAATATTCCTTACTTCTCTCTTTTCCGTTCTTTGATTATTCATTGTCTATCCCTTTTTTATTTAAAAATATTAGGTGGAGAGTGTCGCCAAACCTAGTATCACTTTTTCTATCAATAGCCAAACCACCACCAAAAAGACCTTTCATTAGTTTAGTTTTAATAGAAATTTTATTATACTCTCTCCACCAATTCTGTTAGCTCATCAAGAATATGATTCTTCAAGCCCGTAGAATTTTTTAGATTTTCTAAATCCTTCGTATCTCTTTCTGAGCTTGAATAATAATAATTTATCTTCTCTTGTAGAGAGTTCATAGATTGGGACTTTCGGTGCAACCTCTCTTTTTGCTTCGACCATTTCATTAATGCCCTTCTCCCACCCCATTAGATTGCACATTCGTTCCTCTATCTCTACCCACTTCTCTACTTTCATTGCTATAACGCTCCTTATTATTAACTATGAGACCACGTTTTTCTGCGTGTCTCCATATAAATTTAATAAAATCGTCTATATCTTCTTGAAGCGTATCATCACCTCTTTCTATGTATATAGATTCTACATCATCTATCATTTTAAATTTCATAAATAAATACTCCTAATTACTTCAGAAACTACGTTAGTTGTTACTGCATTTCCAAGACATTTATACCTTTGAGTATCAGATAATCCTTCAGTCCATCCGTCTGGAAAACCCTGCAGCCTCTCGCATTCTATTGGAGTTAATCTTCTTATCTTTGAGTTCTGTAATGTATGCTGTTGCATACCAGTATCTAGTGTCTGAGCTACTCCTCTACCTACTCTACCTCTCCTAGTCTTAGAACTAGGCACAGATAGGTTAATACTATCTCCTTCTTGAGCTATAGCATAGCCTGTCTTAGTAGCTTCCTTGACCATAACTCCAGTTCTAGCTCCATGATTATCTATTCCCTTGTAGTAATTAGCATCTAAACAAGTAGACGCTTCTCTCTCCTTTATCTTGTCTCTGTTCTTTACAAAACCAACTTGATATAATCCTGTCTTAGCTCCTACCCCACCACCAACAGACTTTATTGTAGTCGCTAAACCATCTTGATCGTAGACACGATAAGCTTGAGACTTATTCTCAGTCAATTCTTTTAGTCTACTTTCTTTACTATCTTCTTTAGAGATTTGTCCGATAGGAAATACTTTTTCTCTACCTCTTCCT